GCCGTATATACAAAGATATATATAGAGCTGTTAGACTCAAAGCACAAGATGAAATAGCAGACGTAAAGTTAGTTGCTTTACCGGAGGCCCTTAAGGTGAGAGTAATCTCAAAAGGTCCCGCATTAACGTATTTTGTCTTGAAGCCAGTACAGAAATATTTACATAAAATTTTACGCAAAATTCCCTGTCTTAAACTTATTGGGAAAAAGGTTAGTGTAGAAGAGAAGCATTTAGATGTATTTTTAAATGAGGAAGGTAACTTCCATTCTCTTGATTACCAATCTGCTACAGACCTTCTTGATCCTCGATTTTCTGGGGTGATAGTTGATGCGATATGTGATACTGTGAGTATACCGGACGATATTCGTTCCCTCTTTCACAAAGCCCTCACGGGTCATAAGGTGGAAGGTGCTGATCAGGTATGGGGTCAGCTTATGGGTTCGATTGTTTCTTTTATTGTGTTGTGTGTAGCTAATGCTACCGTAGTACGACAATCTTTAGAAATCGTTAATCAAAAGAGGTACAATCTTTGGGATTGTCCAATGTTGATTAATGGTGATGATGGTCTAGTGAGATGTAAAGATGATTTTCTCCCTGTGTGGAAAAGTATTGCCGCCTCCATTGGTTTAAAACCCTCTGTTGGTAAGGTATATACTCATCATGAGTACTGTAATATTAATAGTACTTCCTTTATTTTTAATAAGGAACGGAATAGATTCCGTCATGCTCCATACATTAATATGGGATTAGTTGTTGGAAACACTCGAGCTGGGGTATCTCGCAAGGATAATAAAGAAGGTATCTTTGATACCGACTTAGATGGAATGACTTTTGGTGCTCGTCATCGTGAGTTAATTCGTTCGTGTCCTTATGATGTGAGGTTGGCCGTACACGAGTTATATCTTAAATACAATAAAGAGACCCTTGAAGAGTCCTTTGTACCTTGGTATGTGCCTGAGGAGTTGGGTGGTGTGGGATTGTTACCCATAACGGTGGTGGAGGGAGATGATGTTGATGATCTTAAAGTTATCACGTTAAAAACTTCTACCGGCCATTTATGTGGGCCGACGCAAGAAAATGTAGCGATTATGCAATATCTAACTTCTGATATTCGTAATAAACGTTACTCGGTTGGTTCAATACCTGCTCTACAGCCTGTTCGGGCCAGATCAATCTGGTCTTCGGTTGTATCCAGAACATGGAATACAAGTGTGTCGGAT